ATGACGAGTGAACCGGACGACGAGGTCGTCACGGACCGCTTGGCGCGTGCAGAACGCGACTTCGCGACCGTGGCGGATGTCTACGACACCTTGAGCGGCGAGTTGAGCGCGCTTCTGGCGGAGGTGCGCGACGGCAAGACCGCGCGCGCATCGCGGTTGAAGATCGTGGCGGGGGATCTTGCGCGCGCGGCGGCCGTGCTGGTGCGGGAAAGGGAGCGTCTGGATGCACTCAGGGCAGGCGGGCCGGACGCCGGAACGATCGGAGATATCGACCTCGATGCCGCCCGCGACGAGGTCGGCCGCCGCCTGGCTCGCCTGCGCGCCACCGGCGGAGGTGACGCGGTTTCTTGACAGCCTGAGCCCGGGCGAGGTGGCCGCGCTGCCGTGGCTGTTCGAGGTCTGGGCATTGCCGCACCAGCTGCCGCCGGCCGGCACCTGGCGGACATGGCTGGTGCTGGGCGGGCGCGGGGCGGGCAAGACCCGCGCGGGCGCCGAGTGGGTACGCAGCATGGTGGAGGGGTCCGGCCCGCTGACGCCGGGCGCGGCGGGGCGCGTTGCGCTGGTGGGCGAAACCTACGACCAGGTGCGCGAGGTCATGGTGTTCGGCGACAGCGGGATCGTGGCCTGCTCGCCGCCGGATCGGCGCCCGGTGTGGCAGGCGACGCGGCGGCGGCTGGTCTGGCCGAACGGGGCGGAGGCGCAGCTTTACTCGGGCAGCGATCCCGAGGGGTTGCGGGGGCCGCAGTTCGACGCGGCCTGGGTGGATGAGCTGGCGAAGTGGCCGCGGGCGGAGGCGGCATGGGACATGCTGCAGTTCGCGCTGCGGCTGGGCGAGGACCCGCGGGCCTGCGTGACGACGACGCCGCGGGGCGTGCCGGTCCTGAGGCGACTTCTGGCCGCCCCCTCGACGGCGGTGACGCGGGCGCCGACCTCGGCGAACCGGGCGAACCTCGCGCCCTCGTTCCTGACCGAGGTCACGGCGCGCTACGGCGGCACGCGTCTGGGGCGGCAGGAGCTGGACGGCGAGTTGCTGGAGCAGGTCGACGGCGCGCTGTGGTCGCTGGCGATGTTGGCCGAGGCGGTCCGCGCCGAGGCACCGGAGCTGGACCGGGTGGTGGTGGCGGTGGACCCGCCCGCCTCGGGCACGGCACGATCGGACCTGTGCGGGATCGTGGTCGCGGGCGTGCGCATGCAGGGCGCGCCGCGCGACTGGGTCGGCTGGGTGCTGGAGGATGCGAGCGTGGCCGGCGCCTCGCCCTCGGTCTGGGGGCAGGTGGCGGTGGCGGCGATGGACCGGCACGGCGCGGACCGGCTGGTGGCCGAGGTCAACCAGGGTGGCGACATGGTGCGGCAGGTGCTGACGCAGATCGACCCGGCGCTGTCCTACCGCGCGGTGCATGCCACGCGTGCCAAGGCGGTGCGCGCCGAGCCGGTCGCCGCGCTGTACGAACAAGGGCGGGTGCATCACCTGCCCAACCTGGGCCCGCTGGAGGACCAGATGTGCCGGATGACGCCGCGGGGGTTCGAGGGCACGGGCAGCCCGGATCGGGTGGATGCCCTCGTGTGGGCGCTGACGGACCTGATGATCCGGCCCGCGGGCGGGCATCGCGATCCGCATGTCCGGCCGCTGCGGCGGTAGGCGCGGGCGCGGAGCGGGCGAAGGTCGCGACAAGGAGCGAGACAGCATGGCGTGGAATTTCCTGAGGCGACGGGCGGACGGTCCGGCGGCGGCTGCGGCTGCGAAGACGGCCCCGGTGCCCGTACGGGCGGTGCCGTTCGCGGGGCGCAAGGCTTCGGCGACGGGGCCGGTGACGGTGCCTCCGGGCGGGAGCAACCGACCGGTCTGGGCGCCGCGCGACGGCGCCGCGCTGACGCGGGCGGGGTTCGTCTCCAACCCGGTGGGGTTCCGCGCGGTGAAGCTGGTGGCGGAGGCGGCGGCAGCGCTGCCGCTGGTGTGCCAGGACGCCGAGCGGCGCTACGAGGTGCATCCCTGGCTCGATCTGTTGCGCCGGCCGAACGCGGCGCAGGGACGGGCGGAGTTCCTCGAGGCGCTCTACGGGCAGATCCTGCTGACGGGCGACGGCTATGTCGAGGCGGTGGGTGCCGACGGTCTGCCGGTGGAACTGCATGTCCTGCGCTCGGACCGGATGAGCGTGGTGCCCGGGGCCGACGGGTGGCCGGTGGCGTACGATTACACGGTCGGGTCCAAGACGCATCGCTTCGCGCTGGACCCCGAGCGGCCGCGCATCTGCCACCTGCGCAGCTTCCATCCGCAGGATGACCATTACGGCCTGTCGCCGTTGTCGGCCGCGGCGACGGCGGTGGAGGTGCACAACGCGGCCTCGCGCTGGTCGAAGGCGCTGCTGGACAACGCGGCGCGGCCCTCGGGTGCGCTGGTCTATTCCGGCGAGGACGGCGGCGGCACGCTGACGCCAGAGCAGTACGACCGGCTCTTGTCGGAGATGGAGGCGCTGCACCAGGGCGCGCGCAACGCCGGCCGGCCGATGCTGCTGGAGGGCGGGCTCGACTGGAAGCCGATGGGGTTCTCGCCGTCGGACATGGAGTTCCAGAAGACCAAGGAGGCGGCGGCGCGCGAGATCGCGATGGCCTTCGGCGTGCCTCCGATGCTGCTGGGGATCCCGGGCGACGCGACCTACGCCAATTTCCAGGAGGCGAACCGGGCGTTCTACCGCGGGACGGTGCTGCCGCTCGCGACCCGGGTGACGGCGGCGCTGTCGGACTGGCTGGCACGCTTCGACGCGGGCGCGGGCGTCGAGCTGCGCCCCGATCTGGACCTGATCCCGGCGCTCGGGCCCGAGCGGGAGGCGGCGTGGCGGCGCGTCGGCGAGGCCGGATTTCTGTCGGATGCCGAGAAGCGGATGCTTCTGGGCCTGCCGGCGCGCATGGAAGGGGAGGCGTGATGGACACGTTCGTGGAGGCGCCCTCGGGGCTGGAGACGAAGTACTGCCGGCCGGGCCCGTCGGGGCTGAGCCTGCAGGAGGGGCATGTCGTGGAGGGCTATGCCTCGGTCTTCGGGCAGGTGGACCGGGGCGGCGACGTGGTGGAGCCCGGCGCGTTCGCCGCCTCGCTGGCGCGGCTGGCGGTCGAGGGCGGCCGGGTGAAGATGTTGTGGCAGCACGACCCCGCGGCGCCGATCGGCGTCTGGGACGAGGTGCGCGAGGACCGGCGCGGGCTGTACGTCAAGGGCCGGCTCGTGCGCGAGGTGACGCGCGGGCGAGAGGCGGCCGCGCTGGTGGCGGCGGGCGCGCTCGACGGGCTGTCGATCGGCTATCGCACGCGGCGGGCCGACCGCGACGGGCAGGGCCGGCGGCGGCTGCTTGATCTGGAGCTGTGGGAGGTGTCGCTCGTGACCTTTCCGATGCTCCCCGAGGCACGGGTGGGGGCGAAGGGCGAAGAGCCCGGCGACCGCCTGATGCAGGAACTCGCCGAGGCCATCGAGGCCGCGCGCGAGGCGATGGGCGTGCGCTGAGCGACGCCGGACACCGACCCCAACCGAGGAACTTCATGACCACGACCCAGACCACGACCCCTGCCGGGGCCGGGGCCGGGCGGGGTGCGTCCGGCAGTGCCGGCGCGCCTGCGCAGTCGGCCGACATCCGCACGGCGCTTTCGGGATTTCTGGACGATTTCAAGTCCTTCCGCGCCGAGACCCTGACCCGAATCACCAACCAGGAAGAGCGACTGACCATGCTGGATCGCAAGACCGCGCCCCTGACGCGCCCCGCCCTCGCCGCCTCGGGCGCCGAGGATTTCGCCGCCCCGCACGTCAAGGCGTTCGAGGCCTACCTGCGCTCGGGCGACGACGACGGGCTGCGCGCCCTGGAACTCGAGGGCAAGGGGCTGACCACGGGCGTGGCGGCCGAGGGCGGCTATCTCGTCGACCCGCAGACCTCGGAGACGATCCGCACGGTGCTCGACGCCTCGGCCTCGATCCGCGCGATCGCCAACGTGGTGAACGTCGAGGCGGGCAGCTTCGACGTGCTCATCGACCGTGGCGACCTGCAGACGGGCTGGGCCAGCGAAGCCGGCCCGCAGGCCGAGACCGATACGCCCACGATCGAGCGCATCTCGATCCCGCTGCACGAGTTGTCGGCGATGCCGAAGGCCAGCCAGCGGCTGCTCGACGACAGCGCCTTCGACATCGACGCCTGGCTCGCCTCGCGCATTGCCGAGAAGTTCGCCCGCGCCGAGGCGGCGGCGTTCGTCATCGGCAGCGGGACCGGGCAGCCGAAGGGCTTTCTCACCCAGACGATCGTCGCCAATGACGTCTGGTCCTGGGGCGAGATCGGCTATGTGCCGTCGGGCGCGCCGGGCGACTTCCTGACCGCCGATCCGCTGATCGATCTGGTCTATGCGCTGGGCGCGCAGTACCGGGCGAACGCGACCTTCGTGATGAACTCGAAGACCGCCGGCGCGGTGCGGCGTCTGAAGGACAATGACGGGCGCTTCCTGTGGGCCGACGGGCTGGCGGCGGGCGAGCCTGCACGTCTGCTGGGCTACCCGGTGCTGATCGCCGAGGACATGCCCGAGATCGCGCCGAACGCGCCGGCGATCGCCTTCGGCGATTTCGGCGCGGGCTACACGGTCGCCGAGCGTCCCGACATCCGTCTGCTGCGCGATCCCTACTCGGCCAAGCCGCACGTGCTGTTCTACGCGACCAAGCGCGTGGGCGGCGACGTCACCGACTTCGCGGCGATCAAGGTCCTGCGGTTCTCCGCGACCTGATCCGGCCCCGCGGGGGCAGGACCGGGCGGAGACGGGCGGGCGGGGCGATGCGGCCCCGCCCGATGGCGGGAACGACGAGGAGCGGGGGTCTGGCATGATGCTGACCGAATTGACGGCCGTGCCGGGCGGCGCGCTGCCGGTGCTGCAGTTCCGGGACCACGTGCGGTTGAGCACGGGGTTTGCGGATGACGGCGCCGAGGACGGGTTGCTGGAGACGTATCTGCGCGCGGCGCTCGCGGCGGTGGAGGCGTGGACCGGCAAGGCACTGGTGGCGCGGGACTTTGCGCTCGAGCTTGGCGAATGGTCCGACGCGGGCGGCCAGCCCCTGCCGGTGGCGCCGGTGACGGAGGTGCTGGGTGTCGCCCTGGTGGATGCGCAGGGCACGGAGACGGTCGTGCCGCCGGAGGCGTGGCGGCTGCGGCAGGATCGACATCGGCCGGTGCTGGCGCCGATGGCGCTGTTGTTGCCGACGATCCCCTCGCGCGGCACGGCGAGGGTGACGTTCACGGCGGGCTTCGGGGAGACGTGGGCGGACGTGCCGCCCGATCTGGCGCACGCGGTGATCATGCTGGCGGCCTATTATCACGAGTACCGCCACGACGCGCGGGCGGGCGGGCGCGAGATGCCGTTCGGGGTATCGCGGCTGCTGGCGGCGTGGCGGGTGCGGCGCCTGGGCCGGGGGACGTGGTGATGGCCGCGCCGAACCGGCGTTTCGTGCTGGAGGCGGCGCAGCGGCTGCCCGACGGCGCGGGCGGCGTGACCGAGACCTGGGTCGCGCTGGGCGCGATCTGGGGCGCGCTCGACCCTGGCACGGGGCGCGAGGCCGAACGCGAGACACTGCCCGTCGGCGCGGTGCGCGCGAAGATCGTGGTGCGGGCAGTGCCCCCGGGCCGGCCCTCGCGGCCGCAACCGGGGCAGCGGCTGCGCGAGGGCGGTCGGGTGTTCCGCATCCTCGCGGTCAGCGACGAGGACCCGGCGGGGCGATACCTGACCTGTCACACCCTGCAGGAGGAGATCCCGGCATGAGCTATGGCGCAGCCGCCGCCCTGCAGCGGGCGGTCTACGATCTGCTGCAGGCAGATCCGGGCGTGCAGGCCTTGGTGGCGGGCCGGGTCTACGACGCCGCACCGCCGGGCGAGGTGCCCGAGCTTTACGTGACGCTGGGGCCGGAGCAGGTGCGCGACCGGGGCGACAAGACGGGGCGCGCGGCGCGGCACGAGTTCTCGGTGACCGTGGTGAGCGGCGCGGCGGGGTTCGTGGCGGCCAAGGAGGTCGCGGCGGCGATCTCGGACGCGCTGGTGGACGCGCGCCCGGCCCTGGGCCGCGGCCGGGTGGTGCGGATGGATTTCGTGCGCGCGGCGGCGGGACGTGCGGGGCGCGCGGCACGGCGGCGCATCGACATGCGGTTTGCGGCGCTGGTCGCCGAGGACTGAGCGGGCCCGCGGGCATGGTGTGCGGGCTTTGGCCCGCGGGCATGATTTCACCAGACGAGGAGGCGGGCCATGGGTGCTCAATCCGGCAAGGACGTGCTGATCAAGATCGAGGTCGCGGGCGGCGGCTTCGAGACGCTGGCGGGGCTGCGGGCAAGCCGCATGAGCCTGAACGCGCGCAGCGTGGACGTCACGAGCCTCGACAGCGCGGGCGGCTGGCGCGAGTTGCTGCCCGCGGCGGGGGTGCGCAGCGCGGCCCTGTCGGGCTCGGGCGTGTTCCGCGACGGGGCGAGCGATGCGCGCGCACGGTCGCTGTTCTTCGCGGGCGAGGCGCCGCGGTTCCAGCTGGTCGTGCCCGATTTCGGCGTGATGGAGGGGCCGTTCCAGATCACCGCGATCGAATATGCGGGCGGCTACGACGGCGAGGCGACCTTCGAGATGGCGATGGCCTCGGCCGGCGAGATCACCTTCACGGCGGCCTGAGCCATGGCGAACCCCTGGGCGGGAGAGGTGGCGCTGGTCGTGGACGGCGAGCGGCGCGTGGCGAAGCTGACGCTGGGCGCGCTGGCGGAGCTGGAGGCGGGGCTCGCGCAGGGCACGCTGATCGACCTGGTGGAGCGCTTCGAGGCGGGTCGGCACGGGGCCGGCGACATCGTGGCGCTGGTGGTCGCGGGCCTTCGGGGCGGCGGCTGGGAGGGGCGCGCGGAGGACCTGCTGACGGCCGAGATCGAGGGCGGTCTCGTGGAAGCGAGCCGGGTGGCGGCGGCGCTGCTGGTGCGCGCCTTCGCCCGGCCCGAAGACCCGGGCGCGCGGGGCTAGGGGCGTGGACTGGGCGGGCCTGATGCGGCTCGGGCTGCACGAGTTACGGCTGAGCCCGCGGGAGTTCTGGGCGCTGACGCCGATCGAGCTTCTGGTGATGTCGGGCCGCGAGACGGGCGCGACGGTGATGACGCGCGATGGGCTGGCGGCGCTGAGCCGGCTCTATCCCGACGACAGGAAAGGCGAGGCGGATGGTTGACGAGATCGGGTCGGAGGGGCCGCTCGACGAGCAGCTTGCGCGGCTGGAGGACAGTCTGGGCGGCGCGGGCGCGATGATCGCGCGCTTCGACGAGGAATTGGGGCGGATGGCCGCGACGCTGAACGAGGCCGGCGGCAGCGTCGGCGCGTTCTCGACCCGGATCGACACCGGGGTGCGGCGCGCGTTCGAGGGCGTGGTCTTCGGCGGCGCGTCGGGCGGCGAGGCGCTGCGCTCGGTGGCGCAGTCGGTGGCGGGTGCCACGTATCAGGCGGCGGTGCGGCCGGCGACGGGGCGGCTGGGCGATCTGGTGGCCTCGGGGCTGGGCGGCTTCGGGGCGGCGGCCTTTGCGGACGGCGGCGCCTTCGCGCAGGGGCGGGTGATGCCCTTCGCGCGCGGCGGCGTGGTCAGCGGGCCGGTGGCGTTCCCGATGCGCGGCGGCACGGGGCTGATGGGCGAGGCGGGCCCGGAGGCGATCCTGCCGCTGGAGCGCGGCGCGGACGGGGCGCTGGGCGTGCGCGCGGGCGCGGGCGGCGCGCGCCCCGTTCAGGTGGTGATGAACGTCACGACGCCCGACGTGGCGGGCTTCCGCCGCAGCAGCGGGCAGATCGCGGCGCAGGTCGGCCGGGCGCTGGCGCGCGGCGAGCGCAATCGCTGAAGCGGGGGAGGATGCCATGAGTTTTCACGAGGTGCGGTTTCCGGTGTCGCTGAGCCTCGGCTCGGGCGGCGGGCCGGAGCGGCGGACGGAGATCGTCACGCTGGCGAGCGGGCACGAGGAGCGCAACGCGCTGTGGTCCGAGAGCCGGCGTCGCTACGACGCGGGACTGGGCATGCGCGGGGCCGACGACATCGCGGCGCTGATCGCGTTCTTCGAGGCGCGCAACGGGCGGCTGCACGGGTTCCGCTGGAAGGACTGGTCGGATTACCGCTCGGGGCTGCCGTCGGTGGCGCCGTCCGCGTCGGACCAGTTGCTGGGCACTGGCGACGGGGCGCGGACCGCCTTCGCGCTGGTCAAGCGCTACGTCTCGGGGGCGCAGGAGCACGTCCGGGCGATCGTGAAGCCGGTCGCGGGCAGCGTGCGCGTGGCGGTTGACGGCGTGGAGCGGGCCGAGGGCGCGGAGTGGAGCGTCGACGCGGCCACCGGCGTGGTGACGTTCGTGGCGCCGCCCGGGCCGGGCGCGGCGGTGACGGCGGGGTTCGATTTCGATGTGCCGGTGCGCTTCGATACCGACTTGCTGGACATCTCGGTCAGCGGCTTCGCGGCGGGCGAGGTGCCCTCGGTGCCGGTGGTGGAGATCAGGGCGTGAGCGGGCGCGACGAGCTGCTGGCGCATCTGGGCGGGGGCGTCACGACGGTCTGCCGGACCTGGGGGGTGGCGCGCGCGGACGGGGTGCGTCTGGGATTCACCGATCACGACCGGGACCTTGCGTTCGAGGGCTGGGTGTTCCGTGCCGAGACGGGCGTGACCTCGGGGGTGGTGAGCCGGACGACGGGATTGTCCGTGGACAACGTCGAGGCGCTGGGCGCGCTGAGCGACGCGGCGGTCACCGAGGCCGACATCGAGGCGGGGCGCTACGACGCCGCGGCGGTGACGGGCTGGCTGGTGAACTGGCGCGATGTCGGCCAGAGGATGGTGCTGTTCCGCGGCGAGTTGGGCGAGATCGCGCGGGCGGGCGGGGCGTTCCGGGCCGACCTGCGCGGGCTGACCGAGCGGGCGGCGCAGCCGAAGGGCCGGGTCTACCAGGGCTTGTGTGGCGCGGTGCTGGGCGACGGGGCCTGCGGGGTGGATCTGAGCGCGTCGGCCTATCGGGTCGAGACGACGGTGGCGGCGGTCGCGGGGACGGTCGTTCTGCGCGTAGGCGCGCTGGCGGGCTATGCCGAGGGCTGGTTCGCGGGGGGGCGGCTGACGGTGCTGGGCGGGTCGGCCGCGGGACTGGTTGCGCATGTGAAGGCCGACCGCGCCGTGCCCGGCGGGCGGGAGATCGAGCTGTGGCAGGGCCTGCGCGCGGACCTTGGGCCCGGGGACGCGATCCGGCTGGAGGCGGGCTGCGACAAGCGCGTGGGGACCTGCCGGGAGAAGTTCGGCAACCTTCTGAATTTCAGAGGCTTTCCGCATGTGCCGGGCGATGACTGGCTGACCTCGTATCCCAAGCGCTCGGGGCGCAACGACGGCGCGCGGCTGCCGCGCGCGGGCGCGGGATGAGCGTGGGCGGCGCAGGGATGGGCGGGGGGCCGGGCGCGCGGGTGGTCGCGGAGGCGCGCGGGTGGCTGGGCACGCCCTATCGCCACCAGGGCTCGGCGCGGGGCGTGGGCTGCGACTGCCTCGGGCTGATCCGCGGGGTCTGGCGGGCCATGGCCGGCGCGGACCCGGAGGCGATGCCGCGCTACACCCCGGACTGGGGCGAGCCGCGGGGCGAAGAAGTGCTGTTCGCGGCGGCCGAGCGGCATCTGGTGCGGGTGCGCGACGGCACGGTGGCGCCCGGTGAAGTGCTGCTGTTCCGGATGCGGACGGGCGCGGTGGCCAAGCATCTCGGGATCGCGGCCGCCGGCGCTGCGGGGCCGACCTTCATACACGCGATGAGCGGGCGCGGGGTGGTCGAGAGCCCGCTGAGCGCGCCGTGGCGGCGGCGGATCGCCGCGCGGTTCGCGTTTCCGGACAAGGGGTGAGAGATGGCGACGATCCTACTTTCGGCGGCGGGCGCGGCAATCGGCAGCGGCTTCGGCGGCAGCGTTCTGGGGCTGTCGGGGGCGGTGATCGGGCGCTCGCTCGGCGGGATCGTCGGGCAGGCGATCGACCGGCGGGTGCTGGGGCAGGGCAGCGAGCCGGTGGCGGTGGGCCGGCTCTCGCGCTACCGAATCTCGGGCGCGCAGGAGGGCGCGGCGGTGCCGCTCGCCTATGGCCGGACGCGGGTCGCGGGGCAGGTGATCTGGGCGACGCGGTTTCGCGAGCGGGTGGACCGCGACCGGGTCGGCGGCAAGGGCGGCGGCGGCGGCACGGTCACCGAGAGCTACAGCTACAGCGTGAGCCTGGCGCTGGCGCTGGGCGAGGGGCCGGCGCTGGCGGTGGGGCGCATCTGGGCGGACGGGATCGAGATCGCGCCCGAGGATCTCGACCTGCGCTTTTACGACGGGGGGCCGGGGCAGTTGCCCGATCCGCTGATCGAGGCCGTGGAGGGGGCAGGGCGCGCGCCGGCCTATCGCGGCACGGCCTACATCGTGATCGAGGACCTTGAACTCGCCGAGTTCGGCAACCGGGTGCCGCAGATCAATGTCGAGGTGATCCGGCCCACGGAGGTCGCGCGGGTGCCGTTCGACGCGCGGTCGCTGTCGCGCGTGGTGCGCGGGATCGCGCTGATGCCCGGCACGGGAGAATATGCGCTGGCGACCCGGCGGGTGGGCGTCACAGAGGGGCTGGGGCGCACGCGCATCGTCAACATGTCGGCGTCGCGGCGGCGCACGGACATCGAGGTGTCGCTGGACCAGTTGCGCACCGAGGTGCCGGCCTGCCGCGCGGGCCTGCTGATCGTGTCGTGGTTCGGCAGCGACCTGCGGGCGGGCGCGTGCGAGATCCGGCCAAAGGTCGAGCAGAAGGACACGGATTCGGACGACATGCCGTGGTGGGTCAGCGGGACGTCCCGTGCCGCCGCGCGGGTGCTGGGGCAGATCGACGGGCGGCCGGTCTACGGGGGCACGCCGGCGGATGCCTCGGTGGTCGAGGCGATCGGGGCGCTGAAGGCGCGCGGGCAGCATGTCACGTATTATCCCTTCATCCTGATGGAGCAACTGGCCGGCAATACGCTGACCGATCCGTGGACCGGGGGCACGGGGCAGGCGGTGCTGCCGTGGCGCGGGCGGATCACCACGTCGCTCGCGCCCGGCGTGCCGGGATCGCCCGACCGGACGGCGGCGGCGGAAGACGAGGTTGCGGCCTTCTTCGGGCAGGCGGACCCGGGCGACTTCGCTATCGTGCCGGCGCCGGGGGGCGGCGTGCGCGTGGACTATTCCGGGCCGCAGGACTGGCGTTATCGGCGCTACATCCTGCATCAGGCGTGGCTGTGCAAGGCAGCCGGCGGGGTCGACGCGTTCTGCATCGGCTCGGAGATGCGCGCGCTCACGCAGATCCGCGGGGCGGGCGACAGCTTTCCGGCGGTGGCGGAGATGGTGCGGCTCGCGCGGGATGTGCGCAGCGTGCTCGGGCCGGGCACGAAGATCGGCTATGCGGCGGACTGGTCGGAGTATTTCGGCTACCAGCCGGCGGATGGCTCGGGCGACGTCTATTTCCATCTCGATCCGCTGTGGGCCGACGCCGACATCGATTTCATCGGCATCGACAATTACATGCCGCTGACCGACTGGCGCGAGGGGGTGGACCATCGCGATGCGCGCGACGGCGTGACCTCGATCTACGATCCCGCCTACCTGCGCGCGGGCGTGGCCGGTGGCGAGGGTTACGACTGGTTCTATCCCGACCAGGCGGCGCGCGACGCGCAGGACCGCGTGGCGATCACCGATGGCGCCTACGGCGAGCCGTGGGTGTTCCGGTACAAGGACCTGCGCGGCTGGTGGGAGAACGCGCATTTCGAGCGGCGGGGGGGCGTCCGGCTGGCGACGCCGACGGCGTGGCAGCCGCGCTCGAAGCCGTTCTGGTTCACGGAATACGGCTGCGCGGCGATCGACAAGGGCACGAACCAGCCCAACAAGTTTCTCGACCCTAAATCGTCCGAATCGCGGCTGCCGTATTATTCGACGGGGGCGCGGGACGAGTTCCTGCAGGGGCAATACCTGCGCGCGGTGTCGAGCCACTGGGAGGATCCGGCCAACAACCCGGTGAGCCCGGTCTACGGCGGGGCGATGGTCGACGTCACGAAGTTCCACGTCTGGGCGTGGGACGCGCGGCCCTATCCGCAGTTTCCCGCGCGCCGCGACCTTTGGAGCGACGGGGCGAATTACGACCGCGGGCACTGGATCAACGGGCGGGTCAGCCACGAGGCGCTGGCGGCCGTCGTGGCGGACCTGTGCGACCGCGCGGGCACGGGGCCGGTGGACGTGTCGCGGGTCTGGGGGCTGGTGCGCGGCTACGAGGCCGATCTGGGCGCGGGCCTGCGGGGGGCCTTGCAACCGCTGATGCTGGCCTACGGGATGGAGGCGGCCGAGCGCGAGGGCAGCCTGCGCTTCAGCATGCGCGACGGCAGGCCGGCGGCCGAGGTCGCGGCGCAGGCCGTCGTCGCGGGCGAGGGCGACACGGCGGACGTGGAATACACCCGCGCGCCGCTCTCGGAGACGCCGAACCGGGTGCGGCTGGGCTACGTGCGGGCGGGCAGCGATTATCCGCTGGCAGCGACGGAGGCGTCTTTCCCGGACGCCGGCCCGGAACGGCCGGCGGCGAGCGAGGTGGCGCTGGTGCTTACCGACGGCGAGGCGCGCGGCGTGGCCGACCGCTGGCTGGCGGAGGGCCGCGTCGCGCGGGACGGGGTCCGCTTTGCCTTGCCGCCGTCGCGGATGGCGCTGGGGGCGGGCGACGTGGTGGCGCTGCCGGATGGCGGGCTCTACCGGCTGGACCGCTCCGACCTGGGCGCGGGGCAGGAGCTGCAGGGCGTGCGGGTGGAGGCCGGCGCCTATGTCGCCGCGATCGCGGAAGAGTTGCCCGTGGCGGTGGCGGAACCGGTGGCGCCGGTGCCGGTGCGCCCGGTCTTTCTCGACCTGCCGCTGCTGACGGGGGCCGAGGTGCCGCACGCGCCGCATCTGGCGGTGGCGGCGGAGCCCTGGCCCGGACCGGTGGCGGTCTACTCGGCGAGCGGGGACGCGGGCTATGCGCTGGACACGGTCATCGGGGCGCCGGCGACGGTCGGGGTGACGCTCGATCCCCTGCCGGCCGCGGACCCGGCGCGCTGGGACCGCGGCGCGGCGGTGCGGGTGCAGGTCTCGACGGGCGGACCGCTGGCGTCGGTCGAGGCGGGCGCGCTGCTGGCGGGCGCGAACGCCTTCGCGATCGGGGACGGCAGCGCCGAGGGCTGGGAGGTCTTCCAGGCGGCGCAGGCGGAGCTTGTCGGCCCCGACACCTGGGCACTGTCGATGCGGCTGAGGGGGCAGCTCGGCACCGAGGGCGAGATGCGCGCGCCGTGGCCTGCGGGCTCGCTGGTCGTGGCGCTCGACGGCAGCCCGCAGCAGGTGGCCCTGCCGCCGGCCGCGCGGGGCGTGGCGCGCAACTACCGCATCGGGGCTGTGGACCTGCCGCTGGGCGACCCGGCGCTCGTGCATGTGGAGGCCGCTTTCGCCGGGGTGGGGCTCAGGCCCTATGCGCCGGTGCACCTGCGCCTGCGCGAGGTGGCGGGTGCGCTGGAGGTCGGCTGGACCCGCCGGACGCGGATCGACGGCGACAGCTGGGCGGGGCTGGACGTGCCGCTCGGCGAGGAGGGGGAACGATATGTCGTGCGCGTCCTCGACGGGGCGGGCGCGGTGCTGCGCACGGCGGAGGTGACGCTGCCGGGCTGGACCTACACGGCCGCCGCGCGGGCGGCGGACGGGGCGGCGGGGCGCGCCGTGGAAGTGGCGCAGCTGTCCGCGCAGTTCGGCGCGGGTTCAACGGGAAGGATCGAGATCGATGGATGA